GCACCACAATACGAACAATACTTTGCACGACTTCTTACTCTATGGGGAGACGGCTGGTATGAAAGGAAATAATGCCAACACTCAACGAACTGGTGGACGAGGTAAAGGCTAACCTACAAGGTTATGCGCTGCGCCAAGACCGTATCACTTATGTTGCTAACCCTGCTGGTTTAACTACTACTAGCACCTCTATTACCGTTGGCTCTTCTTCTAACCTAGCCAAAGGTATTATCGAAATTGATGATGAACTCATCTGGATTGATTCATTTGACAAGGCCAATAACGTACTAAACGTTATCCCAGGCTTTGGTCGTGGATACCAAGGAACAACTGCATCGCCTCACTCACAGTATGCGCCAGTAACTCTATCTCCAACCTTCCCACGCAACTCTATTAAGAAGGCTATCAACGATACGATCAACAGCTTCTATCCGAAGCTCTGGATTATTAACTCTTACACATTTACCTTTAACGCATCTCAGGTTACATACCCACTACCAGATGATGTTGAGGGTGTTTTATTTATCTCTTGGCAGACAACAGGTTCTAGCCAAGAATGGCTACCAGTAAATCGCTGGCGCTTAGATGGTATGGCAAACGCTGCTACCTTTAACACAAACAATACACTTAACATCTATGAGAACGTACAACCTGGTCGTACAATTCAAGTTTGGTATACCGCCACGCCGAACACTCTTGACGCAAACACAGATGATTTTGCTGACGTTACTGGTCTACCAGAGTCTTGTAAGGATGTTGTCGTACTCGGCGCATCATACAAACTACTGTCTTATCTTGACGCTGGACGAATCAATCTCACTTCGGCTGAGTCAGATCTAAACGATAGCAAGTTACCATCATCTGCAGGTGCTGCCGCATCTCGTTACATCTTTGCTCTCTATCAACAGCGTCTTAATGAAGAAGCACTGAAGTTGTCCGACAAGTATCCAATCCGTATTCACTACACCCGCTAGGTAAGGAAAGCCAATGACTCGTAAGTATTCGTCCATCAGTGTTGAAACAACGCTGGCTTCGGGAATCTCTAATAGTGCAACCACTATGACAGTTGCTACTGGTACAGGTTCTGCCCTTATGGGAGGTGTAACTCTTGCTGCTGGGAACGTAGATATCTTTACAGTAGCTCTAGATGTAGATACACAGAACGAAGAAATTGTCTATATCACGCAAGTAAATAGTGATACATTTACCATTGTTCGTGGTCAAGCAGGTACCTCTGCTATCTCACATACTGGCGGTGCAACAGTCAAGCACGTTCTTACAAGTGCTGATCTTAACTTTTATACAGCAGGAGTGGCAACAGCAGATGATGCAGTACCTGAGTCAGTAGTAACTGCTAAGGCAGACTTGCTCGTTGGCGCCTCATCTGGAGTTGTGGATAACCTTGCCGTTGGAACAAACGGACAGGTTTTGACTGCAGACTCAACACAAACACTAGGAGTCAAGTGGGCAACTCCAACACCTACAGATTTAACTCTTAATGCTAAGACTGCTTCTTACACACTGATTGCATCAGATGTTAATAAGTTGATTACAGTTACTAGCGCATCTGCAACAACTATTACTGTGCCTAATGGAGTCTTTTCTGTAGGCCAGCAAATTAACGTGACATCTCTAGGTGATGGACTAGTAACTATTGGTTCAGATGGCACCACAGTTTTACGTGCAACACCAGGAAATGTACTTCGTACAAAGTATTCATCAGCAACAATTATCTGTATTGCAGCTAATACATTCTTAATTGTAGGAGATTTATCTGTATGAGAATTGTAGGCAATCCACCTTCTGGCGGTAAGAAGCCAACCACACCTACCATTGGTACTGCAACTGCTGGCAATGCTTCAGCAACTGTTGCATATACTCCTTCTACCTATATCGGTAAGGGAACAATTACCTACACTGCTACATCTACTCCAGGTTCTTTTACAGGAACTGGTGCATCACCAATTACAGTATCTGGTTTAACTAACGGTACTGCTTACACATTTAAGGTATCTGGTACAACAAACTATGGAGTAGCCTCTGATGCCAGTGCTGCATCTAATAGCATTACACCTACTGTTCCTAAACCTACAGTTACTGGTGGAACTCTTACATCAGATGCTACTTACTACTATCGTGCATTTACATCTAGCGGTAATTTGACAGTTTCAAATGCAAATCTAACCGCTGATGTGTTAATTGTTGCTGGTGGTCAAAATGGTGGCAGTGGTGTTTATGCTGCTGACCCTTGCACTGGTTTTGCTTTATGGATTACTGGTTATGGCGGTGGCGCTGGAGGTTTGATAAGTTCTTCTAGCAGCACAATAACTCCATCCACACTTACGGTTACAGTAGGTGCTGGTGGTGGCGGAACTGGAAGCAACTCATCAGTTACAGGTTATACAACTGCATTGGGTGGTGGAACTGGTTCAGGTCGTGGCGGTTACATTTATCAGGCTTACTGCGCTGGAAATGTTCGCGTTGCACCTGGTGCTGGAACATCAGGTCAGGGAACTGCAGGAGGAAGCACTTGCGGAACATCTCAAAGAAGTTCTCGCGGCGGCGGTGGTGCTGCCACTCAAGGTGTAGATAGAACAACCCAACAAAGAGCAGATGGCGGTACTGGAAGTTCTGCATTTAGCAGTTGGGGTTCAGTAACAGGATTAGGTCAAAATGTAAGCGGCACTTATTACTTTGCTGGCGGTGGTGGTGGTCGTGGCGATGACGGTGCCAATGGTTTAGGCGGCGCAGGTGGAGGAACCGATGGTGGTAATTCTACGGCTTCATCTAACTCGCCTGCAAATACAGGCGGCGGTTCTGGCGGTGTATCTGTTGGTCAAAGTGGTGGCTCCGTTGGTGCTGGTAATGGTGGTTCAGGTGTTGTTATTTTCCGTTATACGAAAGCGCAGGTAGACTAAATGGCACATTGGGCAGAGGTTAATGAGAACAATTCTGTTGTTCAAGTTTTAGTTACTGATTCTAATGATCCAAATGGTGATGAAGGTTACCAATGGTTACTAGATAACCTTGGAGGAAGATGGATTAAAACATCTTACAACACAAAAGAAGGTGTCCATCTAACAGGTGGTACACCTTTAAGAAAGAATTTTGCGGGCGTTGGATATACATATGATCCAGTACGTGATGCTTTCATACCTCCTAAGCCTGAACCAATTACTTTAGAGTCAGGAAGAGTCTTTGATTGGACACTTAATGAAGAAACTTGCGTTTGGGATTTGAATACAGTATCCTCCAAGTAAATTATAGGAGGTATTATGAAAATTATCTTTACTGATATTCACAATCCTGACGGTGTTTTAGAGAAACCTAAACCCGCTAAAGAATATATACCTCAATGGTATAAAGATGCAAAGTCTTACAATAATCCTGATAACAAAAAGGAACCTTCTTTAGTAGGAATACCATATGCAACCGTCAAAAGATGTATGCCAGTTTGGGATATGATGACTGCAGGTTACATTATGGAAACACCTTATGACATCTATATCCGTCAAACTCCAGAAGGCCCTCATTTTCAATGGGGATCAAATGATGCAATAGTATTTCAGGCTATCGAGCAATTTCAAAACCATCCTTACTCTAGAGATATAAATTATGCAGTAAGAATCAACATCCCTTGGAGTATTAAAACTCCTAAAGGCTGGTCCATTATGGTAATGGAACCGCAACACCACGAACTAGGCCCGATTACTTGCGCTAGTGGGATTGTAGATACTGATGATTTCTCTATTCCTTTTAATATGTTTTTGAAATTACGTGATCCAAATTTTGAGGGCTTGATTCCTGCAGGCACACCGTTTCTTCAAATTATTCCATTTAAGCGTGAAGCTTGGGAATCTATTTTAGGTGGAGAAAAAGAAAGAAACAAATTTAATTCTGATTTACATAAGTTTGGCAGAACATTCTTTGACCGCTATAAGAAATTGTGGTGGCACAAGAAAGAATATAAGTAAAACTTAATAAGCATTACCACCTGAGTACGTGGCTAAACTACTCTACTTTTATGCGACAAACCCAATCAATCAAGGAGTAATCAATGCCTTATGGCGACGACATTACCGAGGGACTGGTCTATACCCTTTCCAATCCAGCAGGTGCCACTAATTACTCATCAACAGGTGAAGCCTACGATATAGCAATCGCAGGGTTACCGTTCTTTCTGTTGAACTCTGATGATTCACCATATCGTCGCGTAACAGCGCAGTATCGTAAGCAACAGATTGACCAGACCCGTGAGCCTGGTGAGCAGACACTGACTGGTTGGTGGCTACGTAGCCAAAGCTCTTTCCACTATGGACAAGGCATCAAGTTCTTTGAACCTATCCAAGATGAGTCGCTTCGCTTCCAGTACACAGAGTCTAAAGGTATTGATGTCTGGACTAAGGGACAGGCAACACTACTCAAGCAATCAGATAGCCAACACATCACCACAGGTGGCATCAGAACTGATGGTCGTCCGTGGCAACTAATGCGTTCTATCCAATGGGACAAGAACAGCAATACTTACAACGGTGTGCTGCTTGTTGATGAGTTTGATGTAGACAAGATTTTCCCAGCAATTACAGTATCTATTAACAACAAGGCCCTGACTTCTAACGTGGCAACGCTAACTACAACTGCAGCACACGGCCTATCTACTGGTATGCAGATTACTATTACTGGTGTGGATGCTACCTTCAATGGTGAGTACCGCATCACTGGTGTACCTACAACCACTACTTTTACCTATGCTAAAACTGCAACTAACGTTGCATCTACTGCTGTATCTCCAGTAGGTACAGGCGTTGCCGATGTTATTCACTTCGTTGACTACACATCAGGAACTGACTACGCAGTACACGCACTCTGCGATGATGGTGTCTATGCCTATTGGGTTACTAACGTACTCAATGCTGGAACTCCACGACTAAGAGTATATAAGAAACTACTATCTGACGATAGCACCGTATCACCAACTCTAATGATTACTGAAAACAGCATCACTGTAACTAACGCTGTTATGGAATACACCAAAGAGCGTATCGTAATGTGTGTCAACGATAAAGTCTATGAGTTTTCTAGTAGTGCGACATCACTACCAGCAGCGGTCTATTCACACAATGACCCAGATCATATCTTTACTAGTATTACATCTAGTGGTGCGGCTATCTACATCTCAGGCTACTCAGGTATCCAGTCCAACATCTACAAGTTTACCTTGTCTACTGCTGGTGCTATGCCTACCCTGACCAGTGCTATCACTGCAGCAGAACTACCAGTAGGTGAAATTGTATTTAAGATTGCTTACTACCTTGGCAATATGGCTATTGGTACTAGCCAGGGTATGCGTATGGCAGATGCAAGTCAGCTTGATGGCTCCATTACATACGGTGCTTTAATCTTTGAATCAACTCAACCAGTCTATGACTTTGGTTTCCGTGACAGATACATCTGGGCTGCCTCTGGCGTTGATGGTCAGGTTGGTGTGACTCGTGTAGATATGGGTCAACCATTAGGTAACCTTCAGTTCCCTTATGCCTATGACTTGTATAACCCAGCAGACACAGTGCTTAGTTATACAACAGCCTGTGCTTTCCTGGGTGATACTAACCGCTTAGCATTTTGTAATGCTGGCAATGGTGTAGATGGTGCTATCTACATTGAGTCTGCTTCTACTTTGCTAGAAGAAGGATTCTTACGTACAGGTTACGTCCGATATAACACACTAGAACTCAAGATCTTTAAGCTGATGCAGGCTCGTGTTGATACTACCAATGGTGGTCTGTTGATTGACTCCATTGACTATGCCGATAACTTCTATCGCATCGGTACCTTTGCTCAGGAATCTACTGTGCCAGAAGTTAACATCAACTATCCTCAAGCATCACAAGAATACCTCGGCTTCCAGTTCACACTGACTCGTTCATCTACTGATGTTACTAAGGGTCCATTGTTTACTGGTTACCAGATTAAGGCACTGCCTGCTATCCCACGTCAGCGTTTAATCCAGTATCCATTGTCTTGCTTTGACCACGAATCAGATCACTTCGGCGTTGAGGTTGGCTTTGAAGGTTCTGCCTATGACCGTATGTCACAGCTTGAGTCTATTGAAAACGTAGGTGACACCATCCGCGTTGAAGACTTTAGAACTGGTGAATCATACATCGGACTTATCGAAGAGCTTGACTTTAGAAACGCCACCCCTTCAGATAAGCGATTCTCTGGCTACGGTGGAACGCTCCTAGTAACCATTAGGACGGTCTAATGCAGGCACAAGACTACGCAACAGTAGCTGTTGCAGTATGCACAATCATCGGTGGTTTTACTGCAGCAGTGCGCTGGTTAGTTAAGCATTATCTTAATGAGCTCAAGCCCAACTCTGGTAGTTCATTAAAGGATTCGGTTACAAGATTGGAGCGACAAGTTGAAGAGATTTATCGCATCCTTCTTTCTCGCAATAACTCTTAGCGGTTGCGGTTATCAAGGCTGGGTTAGGTATCCCTGCCAAGAGTTTGAGAACTGGGAAAAGCCTGAGTGTAACCCTCCGCAATGTGAAGTAACTGGCACCTGTTCCTCCGACTTATTACCAGAGGTATTTGATGGCAAGAAATAGATATACCCCAGAAGAACTACACGCTAGATTGATTGTCATTATTGGCATCATATTAGCGTTGGTATTTGCTGGCTCAGTCTTTGCCCTGCTATGGGCATTGGTATTTGTAACACAACCAATGAAGCAAGCACCTAATGATGCAGCCTTTATTGAACTTGTATCTACCCTGACTGTGTTCCTTACTGGAACCCTGGCAGGAATCGTATCTGCTAATGGACTCAAGAGTAAGAAGAAGGAAGATGAATCAAGATGAAACCTGTTGCAAAGAAAGCCACGCCTGCCGCTATTGCTGTCCTTCGACAAGCCACAGCGATATGTCCACTACGCAAGAAGGCTTCGGATGGACTATTGCCGAGCAAGGCACACATCCATCAGAATCCTAATTCAGATCATAATACTGGATATGGTGTTGATCTAACCCACGATAAGTTGGGTGGCATTGATTGCTTTAATTTATTTCAGCAACTCAAAGCAGACAAGCGTGTTAAGTATCTTATTTTCCAAGGCAAGATCTGGTCAGCAGATCGTGCATCAGAAGGTGACCGCGAATACACAGGGTCAAACAAACATAACAAGCATCTTCACATCTCAATCAAAGAAGGATGTGGAGACGACACTTCCCCTTGGTTCCCTTGGTTGGGCAAGCCAAAGGTTGTCGGAAAGGTTAAGGCAGCAGTTAAGCCTTTACCAAAGAAGAAAGAACCAACAAGTCCAAAGGAGTAACAATGGATAAGAACAAGTTAAAGGCAATGGCAGCAACGTATCTACGTGCTGGTGTTGCATCAGTAATCGCTTTGTACCTTGCAGGCGTGACAGATCCAAAGGCACTAGCATCAGCAGGTATCGCTGCTATCGCAGGCCCATTGCTAAAGGCATTGGATCCTAAAGCTACAGAGTTTGGTCGCAAGGCCAAGTAAGAAGTAACTGCGAGGCGAAGAGGCTCACTCCCTACGGGGGGTGGGCCTCTTTTTTTATGCCATTTTGTCGGCAGGGCAGGGGACTGTGACTAGATTTCCACAGTTCACACAGGTTCCATCAAGGAACCACCAGACCAACTCGTGGTCTTCAAAGCTGGCCATAATCTGAAAGACCTGCGAGCCACAGGTACATACGTGAACAGGGCCTAATGCCCTTAAATCGGCTCCAAAGGGCTTAGGAATGCCACTCCAGAGGCGAGGTAAGGACAGTCTGGGTAGGCGGATTCGCATACAATATGGTAACTGTAGGCAGGTGTCGTGTGACCAGCGACACGCCGTTACTGGTAGCCTTGGTCTATGACAACAATCGTAGGTGTAGAAGGAATTGATTACGCAGTTCTTGTAGCTGACTCTCAGATCACAGAAGATAATCTAGTAACCCTTGCTACATCTACTCCAAAGATAATTGAGGTAGGTAAGTTTCTCATTGGTATCTCAGGGGATACTAGACCTGGTGACATCCTTGCCTACAACTGGAAGCCACCGCTCTATCGTGGTGAAGAACCAGCACAATTTATGGGCAAGAAGATTATCCCAAGTATTCTCACAACATTTAACGACAACAACTACGACTACAATAAGGTGGACAAAGATGGTGGCTTCGATTATCTCATTGCTTTTAACGGCAATATCTTTCGCATTGCTTGTGATCTCTCTTTTTTCCAAGCAAATCACGGAACGTACGGCATTGGTTCTGGTGGTCAGCTTGCTCTTGGCTATCTGTATTCAGCTATCAAGCCTGATGTTGACCTAGCCTACGCAAAGAGACACGCCCGTAGAGCGGTAGAGATAGCTTCGGTTCTTGACGCTAACACGGGTAAGCCTTTACAGTTGGTGGTCCAGGAAAGGATGTAGTTATGGAAATCAAATCAATAGCAATGACAGATGAATATTCTGCACACTATTTTTACGAGATGGGTTGGAAGGCTTGCAGGCTAGCTTACAAATTACACGAAGAGGCTAACAATGACAGCGACTGATCCAAAGGAACTGCTACTCAATGCACTACGTGCAGGTGATGCAAAGCGTTCACGCTCTACGCAGGTACAGATTGGTCCATCAGAGTTAGGTGGTTGCCGTCGTAAGGTTTGGTACAGACTGAACGATCAGCCTGAGACTAATGATAACGAGATGAAGCTCGCTGCAATTATGGGTACTGCTATCCACGCTGCTATTGAAGAAGCGTTAGCAGATAACAAAGATGTTCTCATTGAAACAGAAGTTGAATACAATGGGATGAAGGCACACATTGACTGCTATGTACCAGGCACAGGCGATGTGATTGACTGGAAGACAAGCAAGGTAAGGAACCTTTCATACTTCCCATCAACACAGCAACGCTGGCAGGTACAGACCTATGGTTATCTACTAGCAAAGAATGGTCACGATGTAAAGCGTGTATCGTTAGTAGCTATCGCCCGTGATGGTGATGAGCGGGATGTCAAGGTACACACAGAAGATTACAACGAAGCAATGGCACTAGAGGCATTGAGTTGGTTAGAAGCTATCAAGGCATCAGAGGTAGCACCAGAGCCAGAGCGAGAAGAAAACTACTGCCAACATTACTGCAAGTTCTATGACGCAAGTGGGCAGTTAGGATGCGTTGGTCTAAAAAAAGAACGTATCGCTAGTGAAGAGGTGTTAATCCAGGACAAGGATGCCTCAACCAATGCGATGAAATACTTACAATTAGATGAGAAGATCAAAGAGTTGACAAAGGAAAAAGATTCACTAAAGTCTGCTCTTGAAGGTATTGCTGGAGTTACAGATACAGGTATCCAAGTACGTTGGAACAAGATAGCTGGACCTACATCAGTAGACAAAGATGAAGTACTTGCTAAACTTGGCTTCGTACCAACTAAGCAAGGTGCAGATTCATTACGGTTAACAATCAAACAATCTGGAGGAAAGTAAATGGCTGCAAACGAAAACACAAAGTTCCAAGTTAACTTCAAGACAAGTAGCGGAACACTTATTAATCTATATGCAACTGACATTAAAGATCTAGAGACTGGTCTTACTGACCTATCAATGGTTGCATCACTTATCAAGACTACCGATGCTGAACTCAATGGTGGTAAAACACCAACTCCAACTGCTGAATCAGTAGCACAAGCTTTCAATGCAACACCTGTTGCAGCCCCTTCTGTTGTTGAAGGTCAAGCACCTAGCTGTAAGCACGGTGTAATGAGTTTCCGTACAGGTACTTCTGCTCGTGGCCCTTGGAAGGGCTGGATGTGTGCTGCACCAAAGGGTGCCACAGACAAGTGTGCAACTATCTGGGCATAGCAGATGCGGGAACCACACGAGTTTGAGGTTCCTTTATGTGCTCAAGTAGGTGGCGATCTCTTCTTTCCTGACAAGGAAAACGAAGGCAAAATGGTTCGCCTAAGTATTGCATCAGCTAAATCAATCTGTCGTGGTTGCCAGCACATTACTGAGTGTGCTGAGTGGGGTATCCGTAAGGAACGTCACGGTATCTGGGGTGGACTCACCGATGGTGATAGACGAAAGATACGCAAGGCAAGACACATAATTTTGAATGAGGAGAATAGTGCTTAAACTTTCCCGCGCTTGGAGTGGAGTGACCACAAAGGCCACGCCACTACCTGATGTGTGGAAGAACTTAGTTAAGCAATCTATAAAGTTTCGTCGCGGTCAAGTCTGTATGGTAGCTGCAGCACCTAATGCTGGTAAGTCAATGTTCGCATTGATCTATGCAATCAAAGCAAATGTGCCTACGCTTTTCTTCTCTGCCGATACTGACACCGCAACTGTAATGATCCGTGCTGCTGCACACCTATCGGGCCACAGTCAAGTTACTGTGGAACACAACATAGAGAAGCAACAAAATTACTACGTACCACACTTGGCTAAGACATCACACATTCAGTGGGTCTTTGACTCCAGTCCGTCTCTTGATGATATTGAGATGGAGATAAAGGCTTACGTTGAACTCTATGGAATAGCTCCAGAGCTAATTGTCATAGACAACCTAATGAATGTGGCTGCTGAAACAGACAATGAGTGGGCAGGGCTACGTGCAATTATGATGGAGTTGCACGATATGGCACGCAAGACAGAGGCTTGCGTCTTAGTACTCCATCACGTCAGCGAACAAAGCGAGTATGGTTCTCCTATGATGCCTCCACCTAGAAGAGCCATCCACGGAAAGGTAAGTCAATTACCTGCTTTGATACTGACATTAGGTTATGATCCGTCACAAGGTTTACTGCGGATGGCTTCGGTTAAGAACCGATTTGGTCCACACTTTGCTGATGCTTCTCAATGGGCATCACTATTTGTAGACTTTGCATCTTGTCAGATAGGTGATGATGATGCACAAGGTAGAGCTTACCTTCGTAGTGCGGGGGAGGAGAGTACCTATGGTCAAATCTAAATACGCTTTAACAATAGAAGAGGAAGCTACTTGTGTTGAAGTTGGATACCAAAGACAGAGGCCATATTTCGGTGACCCAACAAAGAATATCAATTACTCAGAGGGTGACCTATGGGAAACGTGGCAACACGTTGTGTGTGCAGGATCAGAACTTGCATTCGCACGTATGGTTGGTAAAGATAACTTCACTCCACATTACAATAAATGGAAATCAGAACTTGACATCCCAGGATTTGGAGAGATCCGTTACTCGTTCCCACCAGTAAGGGGAATGCGTTACTCAACTAGAGACGACGACAACCTTGTATATGTATTAATGTCTGATGGTTTATGTCACAAGACAAGACGTGTTGCGCCTGAATGGAAGGGTCCTGAGTACACAGCTATTGGTTGGAAACTTGGATCTGAATGCAAGCGTGATGAGTGGAGATATAATGACAGGACTTGGTATGTACCAGTTGCTTACCTTAATCCTATGGAAAGTTTAGTATTCAATGGCTAATAAAAACGGACGCAAAGGTTCTCAGTTTGAGACAGATGTGATGAAATGGTTACGCAGTAAAGGCGTAATAGCAGAACGTCTGACCAAGGCTGGGGCAAAAGATGAAGGTGATATGGTTGTTATCATATCTGGAGAAACCTACATCTTAGAACTCAAGAATAGGCAGACCCTTTCCCTGCCTGAATTCTGGAGAGAAGCACAAGTTGAGGCGCTTAACTATGCACAGGCACGGGGTCTTGGGGAAGTTCCTCTGTCTTACGTCGTAGTTAAGCGTCGCAACGCTTCAATAGATCAAGCTTGGGTAATCCAAGACCTAACTCAATTCCTAAAGGAGAAACAATAATGCCAGTACCAGGTGGAGAAATAACAACAACAGAGATACTTGTACCAGTAGTAGAAGAAGTAGTTGAAGAGGTAGAAGATGATTTGCCAGAACTGTCATAAGGCAGGAGAAGAGAATACTCTTACCCACTATAAGCGTTCAGCTCAATGGCACGATAAGTGCGACGATAAGGGGTGTGTATGCCAGCACAAGACTGGTCCAGGGTACATAAAGCGAGCAAACGAAAGCACTCCGTTGATGCAACTTCAATCCCCATAGGAACTATTGTTTCCTATTACGGTGGAGAAGTAAGAGAAGGTAAGTCAGCAGCGGTTCGTTGCTGTATCCATACAGACAGCAGACGTAGTGCTGTAATGAACACGTATGACAACCTCTACTTCTGCCATACCTGCGGTAAGGGTGGCAGTTCAGTAGATGTTGTTATGCACATAGAGAACTTGGAGTTTAAGGATGCCCTCAATCGTGCAATCGAGATCATTGACGGAAGCGGCCAAACATTACAGTCAAAACATAAGCGCAGAAGCTCTAAGTTATCTCGAAGAACGTGGGATATCTGATGCTGTTGCCCAACAGTATTCGTTGGGTACAGTAACAGACCCTATCAATGGTCACGAGATGCACCAAGGCTGGTTGTCCATCCCTTATATGACAGCTAATGGTATCTGCGTGGGTTATAAGTTCCGCAGACTAGATGATGGTAAGCCCAAGTATGGATCACCTACTGGGCAGAAGGCACACCTGTATAACGTTAGCGATATAACTATTGACTCTTCATACATTGCAGTATGTGAAGGCGAGTTAGATGCGCTGGTCTTGTCTGGTCTTGTTGGCATACCAGCAGTAGGTGTACCTGGGGTACAGGCTTGGAAGCCACACTTTGTCAAGCTCTTTACTGGTTACGACACAGTTTTTGTTATTGGTGACAATGATATTAAAGAAGATGGCACCAACCCTGGCGCTGAGTTTGCCAAGCGTGTCGCGCAAGAGATTTCTAATAGCACAATAGTAACATTACCCCCATCAATGGACATCAATGACTTCTATCTGACCAAAGGTTTAGATGCAACGAAGGCTTTGCTACTAGGACAGAAGGATGAGTAGAGACGAATGGCTACAGATGGTACAGATTTTGCAGCATATGGGCTTCCAGATCCTAGAGATCAATATGGAAACCGAGACTATACTGCTTCGGCCTATGCCGACAAGGTAAATGAAGCGTTCATTGCTGATGTTTGGCGCATTATGGATCAAGCAGGCAATCTATTGGTGCGTAAGCATCACGACTACGGCCCAAAGAACATTGCTCATTCACCAGGTGGACCACTTAATGGTCTGCGTGTACGTATGTGGGACAAGATAGCTCGCATCAATAACTTACTAGACTCAGGTGTTAAGCCAAGCAATGAGTCATTGCGTGATAGCTTTGTGGATTTATTAAACTATTCTGCTATTGCAATGATGGTGCTCGATGGTGTGTGGCCAGAGGTAGAAGAACCTAATTGTGATTGAGCTACATAAATCTATCTACGACATAGCACCTAGCGTTGCAAGTGCAATAGCCCGTCGCTTTCGTGGTTACGTAGAACGAGATGATGTACTACAAGAGTGCCTTGCTTGGGCGCTTACACGTGGCACACAATTCAATGATGCTCTTAGTGAACCTAACCCAGTCCAACGTGTTATCAATGAGAAGCGTATTGCTTGGCAGATGAAACGTGCAGCAGAACGCTATGCTCGTAAAGAGAAGGCGGCTAAGTCTGGCTATCGCACAGGTGATGAAGCCTTCTACGATACAGCTATGATCGCACAGGTTTTACCTCACGTTATCGCATCCATTGTGGATGACACGGTGCTAGAGCAGGCTCAGAATCTTATCAATGATGGCTCACCTAAGAAGCCTAGCGTTCCAGCAGAAGGTGGCAACCTGCTTGCTACCTTGATTGATGTGAAGCGTTCATACTTAAAGCTTGAAGTAGAGGACCAGACCATACTTCGTATGCGTTACCACGAAGGACTTACTTTGCAACAGGTGGCAGGTTTACTAGAGTGTGCAGTATCTACCGCAGATCGTAGATGCACCAGCGCATTACGCAAGGTACAGAATGGCTTGGGCGGTGACAACCCTTGGCAATGAAAGAGATTGATCTATTCTTATTCTTATTGGATACCAAGTACCCTGACTTGCAGAAGTCAGAGGGTATCTATGACTCATTCGATTGCATTAGTCGTGACTCTTCTGCATACATAGAGTTGAAGTGTCGTAACACCCACTATCCCACACTACTGATTGAAGAGATGAAGTATCGTAAGCTGATAACGCAGGCAGCAGAACGAGATCTAGTTCCGTTCTACATTAACTCGACCCCAGAAGGGGTCTTTTCTTTTGACCTAATGGAAGTGCCAGAGCCTGAATGGTTTAGTCATTGGATGCCAGCGACGACTGAGTTCTCACGTTCTAATAAGGTCAGTAAGTTAGTAGGTTATCTACCAATCGAAGAGGCGGTAAAGCTCTGATGCAGTATGACTATCGTTGCCCTGATTGCAATGGGGAAATAACTATTGAACGCAGTATCCACGAGGACCCACGTGAGCCTTCTTGTTTTGATTGCCATATACCAATGATCCGTAAGTGGGACACACCTGCCATCACCTTCAAGGGTAAAGGGTTTTACTCTACTGGCGGATAGTGTTATGATTTATGTACCTCGGCAGCAAATTGCTGAGAGTGCTGGCAACAAGCTCTAGTCTAAATGACTAGGGCTTTTTGTCTTTGCAAAGTAAAGAACCCTACCACGGAAGGGTGCAGTAGGGTTCTCGTTACTCGGAAGAGGTGAGCGGATCAGACTGTATCAGTACCAGCCTCGTCTGTCGCTATGGCTGAGAGCGCGACACGCACTCCCTCCGTAGCGGTGACCAATGTATCGTAGGCCGTGAAGGATTTGTAGTTCAGGCTCTCTACTACGTTCTCTAAGGAGTTGAGCAATTCCGAAAGCTGAGCTAATTGGTTCTCCCTTAGAGTTCTTTGGGAAACCAAGGTGGTCGAAGCGGGATTCACGGGTCCAAAGTCGTAGGAGGCACGTCGTTTCTGCTCTCGTATAACCGAGAGCTTTACTAAATTTGTATGCAAGTTTTCTGTTCTCACTCTTCTCCTCCATTGTTGCCTTGGTTTGTATCGGCTTGGGCAATGGTAATTCCCCTAGCCTTTGCACGTGCAACGATACGAGGACTAAGAGTAGTCCCGTTAAGATCAATCCACGCTTTGCCTTCTTGCTCATCACTCACCTTTTCCTTCTCCAGCAATTCTTTATACGCGTCTGGGTAGGCTTGCGCCAGCTTCACCAAGGCACGATCTCTTGCTCTTCGGTAGTTACGGTAATAGACGGCCTGCTTTGCAGCACTCGCCAATCTCTTCTCATTGTCCATTGATCCTATCCTCCCATACAATTAGGACGTATGCCACTAGCATTACGCCTAGGATACCCAAGAAATAGCTCATTGATTCACCGCCAATACCGCATAGACAAGCTTGGTGATGTCAATGGGTTGGCCTACAAGGTGAGCATCTTCGTCGTCACTTTCCCACCCCGACACAAGGATTCTGCAATTGACAGGGCTATTGCGTAGGTAGCGGATAGCTTCGTGTGTGTCGTTGCCACCCCAGATAGCCTCACCCTTCTCATCTACCACTTCGTATAGGTTCACAAGTGGCGAGACGCGAGGGTGGAATGCAATTATCCTGTCGTCTGGATCTCCTAAAAATGGATCTCCATTGCTATCGAAGCGTAGGACTCTACTCATTCTCTCCCTTCCCTTCTGAATAGGCATCAACCATAGACAAGGCGTAGGTCATACGCATTAGATTCATACCCGCCTCCTTCTCTGTCTCCTCTTCTTGGATCTGGGTTAAGGCTAGGTCACGGCACAATTCTGCCTTAGCTTGCCAGTATTCTTTATTCATTACTCTCCTCTTCCTTCTCGCTTGGTAAACACGATACGCACCACGCAGTATCGTTACCCTCTTTCCCTCTTACTTGCCATAGGCCTTCACAGTCTGCCCACACTACGTCGTCTTGATCTAGTGGCTCTGAACATAAGAAGCACTTGATCTCCCTCTCCTTCTCCTCTTCATAGAAGATAGGATCGTTAAGCTCTGGCTCGTATCCCATTAGTAACTCCCGTCCTTAATTGATACCCAACCGCACCTATCGCACTTTACTTTGCCCTCGATAGTCTGACTATCTCCAGACATAATCGAAGCGCATACCCAACACTTACCGTATCCCATTACTCACCCGCCTCCTCTTGGATCTCCTTCACCACGTCGTTCACGGCCTTGTCTGGCACGTCCGAGGATAGTGAGATCTTAGATAGTGCCTCTCCTAACGCCGTGCGCCAATTGCTCGCCTCTCCCGAGGCTAACAAGGTAGGCTCTTCACCGCTGAAATCAAATAGCTCTACCTTATTCCACTTAGATCCCGCTTGGATCACTACCGTTATTACGTGCGTTGCTGATGTCTCTTCATTCATTACTTATCCTCCTTCGGGCAGTCGTCGTATGGGTTATCTTGTCCTTCATTATCTTCACACGTGCAGAAATTAAATCGCTCCACTTGGGTAGCGTGTGTCAATTCTGCAAGCTCGCTCCAGTACATAGTGTCTTGATCCATTACTCTCCCTCTCCTTCTATTACCGATACGTGTACTGGAGGGAATTCTCCAAACCCTCCCAGTTCTATTTCCTCATCGTCTAGCAATAAGGTAACGGTTATGTCATTGATAATCGTCTCGTCTATCTTCCCGATCTCGTCTTCTATGTTATTCATACCGTTGATAGTCGCTTGCTCGTACGCCTCATCACTTAAATTCTGAAAGTGATCGTCACCTTCTAGACATACGTTGGTAGTGATCGTTAAGTAATCGGTTACGAAGGTAACACGGTAGTCGTAGCTCATTATGCGCTCACCTTCCCATAACCTACGATTATCCAAGCACTATTAAGGATCGCATTCTGCCACTCTCCGCAATGCTCGCAAGAATAGTCTGCATTAATAGTAGATAGCACTAGCCCACGTAACCCGCAGAATCTACACTTATCCATTATGCACTCACCTTCTCCTTATTAAGCTCCAATAATTGATCCACTAGATCGCGTACTGAATCAATGGCGCTATCGTGCGCCTTCACCATAGAATCACCATTAAATCGAAGAGCCTCCACCTTGCCAGCTAATTGATTAAGGCTAGTGTGTACCGTGTGTCTCTCGAAATAGATCCCCGTCGTACCACTCTCTTCTACCGTACACTCACTGATTATGCTCCAATAAGATTTTTTATTCTTATCGTGGTAGGTGTACACCTTCACGCGGTAATTGTTATCTAACGTCCACGTGTCCACGCACTTACGCGATACGTGATTTAAGAATCTATCGTGCTTAGCATTCATTACGCCACCGCCTCTTCACTAGGCGTTACGAATCTCCAATTACCGCTCTCCCAATCTAAGTCATACTCTAGTGAGCGTGTAGCGTTATCGTACTTATCTGCCCATTCGGGCCATTCAATTCCCTTATCATCACTACCATAGAATGCTAATTCATAACCGCATTCGCTATCGTAAGTAAGAGTGGCGCGATAGATCTCACCCTCCACTTCTATTTCAAGATCCTTCACGTAGCTCTGGATCTCCTTGCTCTTGCATACTACGTTCATTACTTACCCCTTCCAAGGTATTTATTAGGGCGATTTACCCTCCCCTCCCCTCCACGTCTGCCCGTGGAGGAGAAGAGATAGCTAACCGCTATGACCTTACCTTACCCTATAAGTATTCGAATAGATCCCCGTCGCCGATTATGTCTTCTATGTCGGCCAAGCTATAAGGATCCTCGCCATAGATTAGATCATTCAATTGCGTAACGATCTCCTCCTTCGTATCTCCTATCACTCTTCCCCCTCCTCTCCACACTCGCATAAGTGACCGCACGTATAGCATACGAAGAGGCCCGAGAAGTGTGTACGGTACCCGTAACGCCTCTCTCCCTCCACTATTGCATAGAATCTATCGTTATCGTCTAGGAGCGTAGCTCCTTGGATCTCACGCTCACGACGTAGCGTGCTAACTCCGTTATTCACTTTCGCTCCCCTCTAATACTTCAATTCGATCAATGATAAGATCCAAGAGAATGCAATAATCGGCGGGGTTATCGAAGATAGGATTAGCCCTTACCCTCCAATACTCCTCGCGTAACACTTCTAATTCTCTACTCACTCTTCTCACCCTTCTCTTCGTAAGATCCGACGGGGATAATCTGCAAGATCCCCGCCTCTTGCAAGGCCTTCAATAGATCCCCGCTCACGCGCTCACCCGCTCCTTCTGCCCTAGTGTGATCCCCGCCAAGGCGTAGGCCTTCACGATAGCCTTCACCCGTGGCGCGGTTAGATCCGCGCTCACTATCTCTTCTCCCGTTGAAAGATCAACGAGGCTCACCCGATTCTTCTCGTATTTCATAGCTAACCCCTTCCAAGGTTTAAGATTCTGCCCTAGTGGCAGACTACCCCGCACGGCTCCCGCCGTGCGAGATAGTACGCTCCTAGAGATTACATTCGGCCATTGATCCGATGCAGATCCCCGTCTCATTGATCCACACGTTACCCGTGATCCAATAAGCTCCGACGATTAGGAGGCCGACGGCCACGCCTAACACGAAGGCCCCGCGCTTGGTTAGATTCTCCACGATTAAGCCTCCAATCCGTCTAGCATTATGGAGGCGTATCGCCACACGGGAGACACGCTTGGCACGTCTATTCGCGCTCCGTCGTACCAATCTTGGAACACGTATTCGATCCGCTTAATACCGTCGCCGTCGTGATGTACTTCGATCCAATCGGCGGGGCCTCCTCCGCTCCACGTTAGGCGGGTCACCTTGTAAGTCTCATAACCATAGGCGAATTCATAGATCTCTTCATTAGCTTGATCCCGTAGATCTTCGTCGCCTTCGTAGTCGTCGGCGATAGCGAATAGATCACGGAGCGCGATCTCACGATCCGTTAGCTCTTGGCCGATTCGGGCCTTGCAACTCTTGGCCTTGATCTCTTCTAATTGTGCGCCAAGCTCGTTAATTGTGTTATTCATTAGATTGATCTCCTTAGTTAGTGGCCACGAATAGATTGAATAAACCTTGCGCTATTTCGTCATTCGTTAGTACGACGATCACAATAAACGCAATAAACGGCATTAATAGCTTCATTAGTTAGCTCCTTCGATTTCTAGCATCATCGCATTAAGATCTTCACGGTATAAGTGAGTTAGTGCGCGATTAAGTGAATCAATAGAGTTGCGAATAAGTAGTGCCGTACACTCATTATTCGCTAGATCATAAGCAACTATTTCAATGATCTCTTTCGACTTCATTATGTAGATCCTTCCGATTAAGTGAGGAGGCAGATCCTCGCCACTAGGAAAACTATAACATACCTTACCGTATAGGGAAGGGAGGCAAGGCGGGAAGATTCGGCCACGTGTCACGAGCTCGGGCCAGATCCAAGGCGGGGAGGCGGGGCCAGATCCAAGGCGGATCCAAGGCCCGAAGGATCCAAGGTAAGAGTCGGGGCCGAAGGCTTGGCCCGTAACCCTTGGCTCAATAGATCAATGGAGGCGAGGCGGGGAAGGATCGAAGGCGCGAGGCTAGGCCGTAGATCCTTGGAGCCTTGGCCGTGGATCGCTAGGCCGTAAGGCCTTGGCTTTGATCGTTAGGCGGTTTATTAATTTGGTTAGGGGTAATTGTTACAGGGATCCCCGTGCCAGAAGGGGAGCCATCCCGCGGGAATCTTCTAACGGTACGGTACGGGGAGCAAGCGGGGCCTTCGGCCAAGCAAGGCCGTGCGGGTACGGCGAGCAGACCCCTAGGTGTTAAGTTTAGTGCGTGTGTATAGTATGTACCCACTACAAATATATTTCCTAAAGTGAACCAGATCACTTATTAATGTCCTAGTTTGTACCGTATTTATAGTGACGTTAGTCACATTCTGTAAATACTTTATACCATAGGCAGGAAATGAAGTTTTTTTCCTGCCTTATATACAGTAGGGGCGGTAATTGTGATAGCCCCGTACCGACTCGCTACGGTTACCCTACGCGAGTCCCTAGGACGAGTACTGACTTACCCCTCGCTTCGCTGTGGCTTGCTCGGGAGTTTACCGTATCCGTGGTTGTGCAAAGCACAACTTTTAATCGGGTGTAGTCTATCTATAACCCAATGAGATACTGGAGATCCAATGGCTGAGAACTCAGCAGATATAGCAAAGCGAATCATCTTAGGATGTGTAGCTGAGGGTATGACCATTGAACAAGCCTGCCTATCGGCTGGCAAGTCTATGAAAACATACGAGTACTACCGACGTACCGACAAGATCTTTACAGACAAGATTGATAGAACCCGCCTTGGACTAAAGGACAAATCCTTCGCCGCAGGCGATGTCCACGACATCTCATTTGCAGAATTCCGCCAACGTTTTCTTAACTCTCGTACCTTCCCTCACCAGCAAAATCTGGTAGATATGATCGAAGGCGTTGAGCCTTCCTGGTTACACCCTTCGATGAAGTTTGAGCCAGGGCTAGCCAACAACCGTATCCTTATTAACATCCCGCCAAACCACGCCAAGTCAATTACCATCACGGTAGATTATGTAACTTGGCAGGTAGCTCGCAACCCTAACTTTCGTGTGCTGATAGTCTCTCAGACTCAGCAACTAGCCGCAGACTTTCTCTACGCCATCAAGCAGCGTTTGACTCACCCAATGTATGAGAACCTTCAAAATGCTTATGCTGCTGGCGTAGGGTTTAACTCCAAGTCTGCCTCGTGGCAGGCTACCCGTATCACCTTTGGTGATGAGCTTCGTGAGTCCAGTGAAAAGGACCCGAACATTGAGGCTGTAGGTATCGGCGGTCAGATCTACGGTAAACGTGCCGATATGATTATCGTAGACGATGCGGTTACTCTCAAAAACGCCAATGAGTTTGAACGCCAGATCAAGTGGTTGACGCAGGACGTACGTTCTCGTCTTAACCCTACTGGTAAATTAATTATCATTGGTACCCGTGTGGCTGCAGTTGACCTATACCGTGAACTGCGTAACCCAGACAGATACCCAGGTGGCCTTGTCCCTTGGAAGTATCTGGCTATGCCAGCCCTGCTGACTACAGATGAGGACCCTGACAAATGGGAAACTCTCTGGCCAGCATCCGATGCTCCATTCGATGGGCAAGAAGAATCAGATCTTAATGAGGACCGACTATACCCACGTTGGAATGGTCGTAACCTCTACAACGAACGCCAAGCTATGGATGCTTCCACTTGGGCATTGGTTTACCAGCAACAAGACATCTCAGATGATGCCATCTTTGATCCAGCGTGTGTAAGAGGTTCTATTGATGGTATGCGCAAAGCAGGTCGCTTGGTTCCTGGTCACCCAGGCCACCCACGTGATGTCAACGGCTTTAGTTTTATTTGTGGCCTTGATCCCGCTATGGTTGGTGATACAGCCGCCATTTGTTACGCTGTTGATAGGGTTACACATAAACGCTACATTGTTGATGCTATTAAAATTACTCGTCCAACGCCTGCTCAAATCCGTCAGCTAATCTTTGACTGGACTTCTCTCTATAGTCCTAGTGAATGGATCGTGGAGAAAAATGCATTCCAATCATTCCTTACGCAAGATGAAGGAATCCGTGCGAACTTGGCCTCTAGGGGAGTGTTACTGCGGGAACACCATACTGGCAATAACAAATGGGACTCAGGATTCGGCGTTGCATCAATGTCAACTTTGTTCGGGACCAAGCAACACGATGGTA